TTGAAAAACAAATGACTCAGATATTTATAGATGCTGAAGCGTCAATGCAGAAGAATGTAACTGACAGATGGAAAGCAGACCTGGAACATGGTAACTTTTTAACCAGGTCAGTACGTCCTTTGGTTCTTATATTTTTAATTGTATCAACAACTATTATGGTTTTCGTAGACTCTGGATCTATAAAGTTCAACGTGGATGACAAATGGGTGGATTTACTTCAACTTTTGCTCATGACTACGGTTGCAAGTTATTTCGGAGGAAGGTCATACGAAAAGGGTAAACAAATGAGAAATAAAAATAATTAGTTATGTGGACACTATTTAAAGATAAAAACGATATTAATGAAAAAAACTTAGTTGGTTTTATTTCATTTGTAGTAATGGTTTGTTTTGCTGTAGCAGATTTAATGACTAGTCTTATAGCAGACAAAGACCTTATAATTAACGAAGTAGTTTACAACTCTTTTGTATGGGTTACGTTAGGTTGCTTTGGTATCTCTTCTATTGAAAAAATAAAAAAATAAAATTACGAACATGAGTGAAGAACAAAAACAGGTTTACCTGGAGGAAATCTCTGTCCTTGAACGTGAGAAAGAAGGAAAGTCCTGGACTGAATCTTTAGATATACAAGATAAAATACACAATCTTAAAATGAAGATCAATGGCGTAAAGCCAAGTGATTCTTCTATAGATTGTATAGGATGTGGATCTTAAGTAGTAGTTGTTTCCCAGGTCTTGCCTTCAGTAACATCTACAGGCTCGTCAGGTAAATTTATTTCTATTATACCATCGTCCTCTCTTGCTATTAGTAATAGTATAAGATAACCAACAAGATCCTCTACAGTATCTTCTACGTCAGGAGTTATTGTTTCATTGTTTTTTATCCTGGAGAGTTTATCATCTATCCTAGCACACAGACTATCTACTGCGTTGCCTTTACTAAATATATTAACAGGAGACGTAGCACTATCTCCGTATGCCTGGTTTTTCTCAACCAACATCTCTATAACTCTTTTACCTACTCTTCTTATTTTATCAACTGTTGTTTCCATTTACAAAAAATAATATTATTGATGCTATAACTAGTCCTATAAATGCCCATTTAATAGCAAAGTATGAACTCTTTTCTTTTTCAGGGTTTCTCCCCTGGTTTGATCTGTATTGTCTATAGTTTTCCATAATTTCAGTTTTAATATGCCCTACTAATTCTTATAACTCCTTCAAGAGTGAACGTTCAGGCAAATAAATTAAAATGCTAAGTCAGGGTTTTCCTGGTTAACAAAACTTTCTACCTTCTCTTCATGAGTTTTAGTGTTTGCTACGTTGCCGTTAGCATACGTTATTCTCCATGCTGTACAGTTTGCTGTTCTTAGTTCTCCATTTTTATCTGTGTAAGATCTAAGATTAACACCAACCTTGACTTCATCATTTACTTTGTAGTTGTCAAAAAGGTCAACCTTCTGACCAATCACTTCTACTGGGTAGTCTACTGGGTAATCATCTCCTAATACTAGGATCATCATTCTTTTTTCAAGGTCGCCATTACGACTTTGAATGGTCTGTCTGTCGCCAATGCTCTTGACACGACCAACTAATTCTACTGAATTGCTCATAATATATATATATTTAAAATTAAACTAACTTTTTTGCCACATTACACCCTTTATCTTTCATGTGTTGTAGCACTTCTTTGACTATTAAATTAACATAATCAATTTCTTTTGTGAGTTTGTCATCTAATTCTGACAAACGCTTTAACTCTTCTTCTGTATTATTTTTACCTACAATACTTGAGACCTGGTTATTGTTTTCTTCCAGGAGTCTATTAACCTCTGGTATTCTTAGTAGTATATGTAATTTATCCATCTGTTTTTATAATTTTATTTGCTATTAACATTTCTAATAATTCCATGAAGTCCTCTTTATACAAAGTACAATATTGATTTCCCCTGGGCAATTTGTGAAAAACAACAGGTATATCTGTTTTTTCTACCTGCATTTTATCTAAAACTTTTCTACTGTTTAAATTTATGGTACTCTTCGCCTGGACTTTGATGACACCTGTGTTAATTAAGTCTATACCTCTATCATCCATCATCTTTGATCCAAACCTGGAGGTTACACATTCTGTAAAACCTAGTTCTACAAACTCTTTTCTGAGTTCTCTCTCATAGTTATGTCCCTTTCTTCTATTATTGCCCATAAATACTAAATCCTTTTTTAACATAAACACATCCTGCTTTTACCAGGGATTTTATCTCGTTGTAATCTACCTTCCTGGAGAAACCTTTATGTAATAAGTAATAATTATTACCTTCTCCGTTAGGTCTTAAATAATAAAACTCTTGTTCAGGTACTATTTCTTTAATATAAGCACGTCTCACCAGGTCAAAACCTGTCTCATAAGGTTCGCTTTTTCCTACTAGAGAGCCGTATTTGTTCTTTTTCCAAACTACTTTGTGTAATACCATCTCTTTATTGTCCTCTGAATTTAACTTTTTGTGTCTCATGTGTCTCACTTTCTGTTTCACTTAATTCTGTGTAACAAGTTGTATCTAAATCATATTTAAATTCTTGCATACCTACTTGTCCTGTAAATCTCCATCTAACTTTCCAAACATGAGCCTCTACAGTATTCTTTTCAAAATTTCTGTATATCGTGAGACCATTGTCTATCTTATTAAAGAAATGGGAAGATCCACTAATGCTATATCCTGACGCTACCTCTACCTTACCCTCATTATCTTTCTTCAATTTTTGTGGGTGTGCTACCAGGAATACTGCACAGTCGTATGCCTCTTTAAATATTTTAATCTTTGAAAGTTCTTGTCCAGTAAACTGATGTTCAGATAAACCTCTTGGCACTTTGTGTTCAACAAAAGCCCAGTTATCAATAATTAATCCTGATATACCTTCTTTTCTAACTAACTCTTTACCTTTATTAAGTAATCCTTCTACTGATAAGTCATTGTCCTGGAGATTAATAAAGAAGAAATGTTTGTTTATAAAGTCAATAGCAGGATCTAACTCATCTTCCTTTAGATCGTCAAACTTTCTACCAAACTTTTTACCTAGTAATTTTTCTATAAGTTCTGATACATGAACCTTTATAGGTTGTTTCTCTGCTGAGAATATACCAAACTTCCATCCTCTTTTGGCAAGGATAACCATAATTTGATCTACAAAAGAAGACTTACCATGTCCTGGTACTCCTGTAATCAAATGAAACTCAGACTTCCTGAACGTCAACAACTTATCAAAACCTTGAAAACCAAGCATATCTCCTCTAGGCATACCAAAGTTGTACATATTATGTACCTCTTTTCTTACATCGCCTGCCTTACTTATACCCTCTAATGGATATGGCTTTGCGTTTTCGTAACAACTAACTAAATTCTCAGCACCATGTTTCATTAAGACATCGTTGGCATCTTTACAATCGCTAGGATAGTCAACTAACCAAATTCTATCCTTACCAAGTCGTCTACATAACTCATCCCTAAGTTTCAGTCCAGGAGCATCCGAGTCAACTGCGATGTAGATTTGTTTTTTATTTTCAAAATAATCTATGCAGTTATCTAAATACGTCAAATTTTGATTACCTACACTTGCACCATTAGGTACACTACAGGCAAACATTAATTTATCAAGTTGATGTCCTGCCTCGTAGAAAGCAAGAGCATCTAACTCTCCTTCAGTAATAATACACCAGTCTGAATTTTTAATTATATCTAAACCATAGATAACTAATTCAGATCCTTTGTGTAATTTGAAGTTCTTTTGTGCGTCTCTATATTTTATATTTACTTTGAGACCATCTTTCAAGTAATTAAATTGAATTACATTTCTTTCTGCCTGTACTTGTGGCATATATTCCTTTCCTTCTGTAACTCCGTAACACTCCAGGGAAGATTGTGATATTCCTCTCTCCTGGAAAAAAGATAAAACTTTGTCTGACAGGGGTGTTGATGAAGATTTTGGCAGTTCATATTCCGTTTTATTCTCTGCGACACTACCACTAATGCCACAATGATGACAGTAATAAGTTCCTACCTTTACCCATACCCTCAGACACTTTTCTTTCTTGTTTTTTCTCCTGGTATGACTACACCAGGGACAACACGCTTTTACTGGCTCGTCAAGATTTGACGGCTCTTTGAATTGTATACCTTGTTCTAATAATTTACTTGTATATGTCATATTCTTGCAAGGTTTCTTCTATCACTACTATAAGTTTTTTCATTTACCTTTTTCTCGTGATACTTAATTAAGTATTTAGTCATAAACTTGTTTCCAAATATTGTAGCAGGAGTAACTGATGATTGATACTTTTCTCCCCAGGACTTCTTACAATCTATAAACACATTGACCATAAGTTCTCCACTTATTTTTTTACCATTGAAAGTTTTATTTGTAATCTTTCTAAAATTATCGTAGTAAGTTTCAGGTGTATAATTTTTTTGAAACTTATTATTAATATAGTTAATAACATCTTCACATATTTTTTTATAATCTTCTTTGTTTACTTCGCCTCCTAGATCAGTAACTACTAAATCAAACCAAAGAGGTGTGCCTCTGTACTTAGGAGAGTTTTTAGATCCAACATTTTCTATAAAACCTTTGTTAACTAGTTTAGATACACTTGTTGTTATTGATCTTGTTGACATTTTTATTTCATCTGCTATGTTTGATAGTGAGTTTGTACAGTATCCTTCCCTGGTTGTGTACTTATAAATAAAATCTCCTACACAAAAGTCAATGGGGGTTATGTCGTACTTGTTCAATACACTCCAAACTATAGTTGTTGATCTAATCATAGAAAGTTTTTAATTTAGTAACCAATGCGTCATATACTTCTCCCCAGGAGTCAGCCTCAGTTTCATTCATAGACCACTCTATTTCTCTTTTAACATTCCTCAACATTTTATTAAGGAGTTTAATTTTTCGTAAGTTGTTTTCTGTTGCGTCTATTGTAATAATAATTTGTGAAACCATAAATCTTTTCTCTTTCTGTTTTTATGAGACTCAAGTCTACATTCAAACTCTACAATAGAATTTAACTTAAGACCTTTGATCTTTTTTAATTTATCATCCCATACATGGATTGCTATGTAAGAATCTTGAAGAGTCTCAATAACAATAATCTTAAAGAAATGTTTTTCTTTTTCTCCTAATACTTCTTCTTTGCTAGATATAAATCTAACCTTACCTGATACCTCTATATTCATCTAATATTATCTTTAATTATGTCTGCAAGTGAAACCATCTTATTATGATTTAACTTGATTCCGTTTAGTATTAAATTAACTTTAGTATAGAATCTTTTTGAAGTTGTATTAGCATTTGGCTCATTGTCAAAATAATCTTTTAAGTATCTTAAAAATTTATTCTCCATAAATATTCTTTCATCAGAATCTATACTTATAAATTCCTCCACTTCTTCATCCTCAAATCCAAACATTTTTGCTATACCTATAAATATGCAAACACCAAAGTATGAATTACCTTCTATTGTTTGATTCACATCTAAAGTATGTATGTTTTTAACAGCCATGTTTGAACAAATAACGTATCTTATATCTCTTAATTCCATTTTAAAAATTTAAATTCTCAACAACAACATCCTGGTATCTTACGTTAAAAGTTTTTCCCCAAACTATTTTACCTTTAGATCCAAAATCAATTTCTTCTGCACCTCTCTTTATCATCAATGACTTTATATCTTGTGCTGTCTTTTGTTTTGCTAACTTTAATTTTTTCTCTCCGTCTCTGTGTTCACAATATATTTTTGTCAAGTTTTCTAATTCTTCATTACCCTCTATCTTAACTCTACTCTTCATTGCTTTATGTTTTTCTGATAGAAAACTGTCCAGGTCAACTTTGTATTCATCCTCAAGACTTGGCTCTAAATGAGATACATGATTGTATTTTTCTTCTTCGTCTATGTTACCTGGTAAAGTATTTAATATTTTCTTTGCCTCCTGGATAGAATCATAAAAATCTTTTGACTCCTGGAGTATTGTGTTTTGTATATCTTCATTTGCCTCTACTGTAAATACGTTCATGTGTCTTCCGTCAACCAGGAAAGCAATATCACAGTAAGAATATTCTAATACCAACATATATAGTTGACATTGCACTATATAATATGGGGGTATACCTCCGTCCCATTTATCAGAATTGAAACTAGAGATGGTCTTCACTTCCAAAATGCCTAGACCTTCCCTAGTGTCATGTTCTGTTATCTGTCTATCAATATTTGCAAATATCCAAGGATACTTTTCATTAATAAAGATAAAGTTTCTTCTAATACAATTTCTTAATGGGGCATTTTGTTGAAAGTTATTGATCATGGCTATCGGATCTCCTGTCCAATACTTCCATAATTTTGCAACATAGTCTTCCAGGAGTCTACCATGAAACATCACTTCGTTGTCTATGTTTTTTATATTTGATAAGCCTAATGATTGATTCCATCTTGTGATTTTAGATGTCCAGGGATTAAGTCCTAATATGGTAGAAGCATCTGATCCACCTATTTTTCCTTCATAAACTAATTTTAATCTTAACTCTACCCATTCTTCGTAGGTTAATCCTTTTGTTGGTATTTTTTTCATATTTAAAAATAAGGGAAGGAGAGGGTTTTAGATGCCTTCTTAAAATACGTTGGTTTGTATCCTTCCCTAAGTTTTATTTGTTAATTACTATGTTCTGTGATTTCAAAGCCTTTGCCTCATTAATCTTTTTTCTTAATGTAGCAATTTGACCTGTTGATAACATCTTCTCGTACTGTGGAATTTTACCTTCAACAGTCTTATAATCTGTACTTATATAGTCTAACATATTTTGATACGCTTGATCTACACTTGTGTTGACTGTTCTTTGTAGTTCTTCAGCCTCGTTTTCATCCATTATTGTATCCTCTCCTGTATCCACAATTCCGAAAATAAATAATGCTCTGTTCAACGCACCACTCTGACACTTCTGTACGGAAAAAGGCTCACTTAATTTCTTAAATGCTATTCCGTCAGCAACTACTTTGCCGTCTTTGTCTTTGACAAATCCTCTAATACATACAAATTGATCGTTAAGAAGTGTAAGGTCTGAAGACTCTAATGTGTAGCCTTCCTTTCTGTGATAATCGTTGAAGTAATTTAACCTTTCAACCCAGGGGACTATTTCTCTACCTCCTGCTATTTTTGTTTTTTTTAGTTTCCTTTTCAGTTTCATATTTTAACTCGTTTAAATAAAAATAAATTATAAACCATTTCCGACTGTGAAAAAAAATAGTTTCCCAGTCAAAAATCCATGACTTGACACGATGTTTAAAACATAATTTTTCAAAATGTTTTAATAGATATAATTTGTAAGGTCTAAGAGGATACCTCTTTCTCTTGTAAATTATCTCTCTCGTCTCGTAGTCAATTCTAACCATAACTTCTACTGTGTAGTGTCGGTTATGGCTTTAGACTAACACAAAAATAAAATTAAATTTTATTATATGTGTCTTTTTATTAACAAACTATCAACATTCATTAATAATATTTTTTTGATTTTCAATTCCTTCTGTGTCAGCATGGGCAACATATCTATAAAATGCACGGCTATTTGCTGAATGTCCAGAAATCTTTTTTACCTGGTATTCAGGTAATCCTTTACTTAAATACCAAGATATACCACTACTTCTTAATTTGTGTGGTGTGTATATTTGCCAAAGAAATTCTTTAACTGGATAAGAGTTACCATCCTTGTCAAATTTATATCTAGTCTTTGTTTTATTGAAAATATCATAAGATTTTAATAGTTCTTTTAAATCTCTCGTAAAGACTGCTGAGTTATATTCTAAATTATCATTTAAAATAAATTCCTTTACATCTCCTGGTAAAAATATTCTTGCAAGAGATGATCCTTTGCTAGTAATTATATTAACGTAGTCCTGGTCTTTTGATATTTTAAATTTATTCATGTCTCCAATTCTCATACAAGAGTAAAGCATTAGCCTTGCGTAGTACCATGTTCTTAAATGTTTTTCTCCTGGTTTATTTTTGTGTAGGTGTTCTACTTCTCCTGGAGTCATTGCTGTTACCTCAGTTTCTAAGGCTTGTGTGTTTTTTAATTTATGTATACTATATCCATACTCTTCTGATGCCTTGTTAAGTATAGACTTTATATGTTTTATGTGGTTTTTTCTTGTGTTGGGGTGATAACCTAATTTAATTAAATGATCTATGTATGAGTTTACAAAAGATTTTAAATTAGATCTGCACTTAACTCTTTCTTTTCTTTCTGTATATAGACCTTCGTCTATCTCGTCAATCAATAAATCTTTCTTGAATTTTTTAAGTACGCTGTGCGTAGCCTTATAAGTTCTTAACGTTTCTTTGCTAAACGGATTGTTGTTGTTAAGCAAGACTCCACTTTCCATCTTGCTATATATGTCTTCAAACAGACTCTTTATCGTTTCCTTTTTCATTCAGTTTTAATTTTAAGTTTTTAATTTTAGTTTTTAATAATTCGTTTTCCTCTCGCAAATATATAAATTTTTGATAAATATTATCTACATCTAAAAATTCTACATCTTCCTCATCTAAAACTAATATGATACTATCATACCAGGATTTTAATTTTTTATTTTGTTTTACCCATACGTCAAAATGATTTAGTGTATGAAGTATTGTTGCATGGTGTTTATTTACTTTCCTGGAGATGTCCACTTTTGAAGTTTTAAATCTATCATATAGTATTTTATAAAATATTGCTCTTGCAAATACGTTTGGTGTCTTTCTTGATTTATTAAATGGCTCTACTCCTGTAATGTTTTTAATTAGTGTGATCAGTTTTTTTGTTTGCATTTTGTTTAGTTTTAATTAAGTTTTTATACCAATCTATTTTGGTGTTGTCTATCTCTCTTGTTTTCAAACCACAAGAGTATTTTCTTTCTATAACTCTTACTCCATCATCCAGGAAATAAGAGTTTCTTTTTACAACTCTTCTTGCCATACAAGTTTGTGTTTTCTTGAAGCATTTTGAATAGCAAAACCTAACAGTCTTGTATGATTATAATCATCTTCATAAAAGTTTTTAACGTACTCATACGATCCTGGTGTGTTTGGCAAAACCTCATATCTTGATGGTATATACTGTCCCCAATATGTTTTATGAGGTGTAGTTGGTAGGATACAAGTCCCATCTTTTATATGTTTAAAACATATTTTAGCAGTCTCTCCTAAAATTTGCCATGCTTTTCCTGTATTTATCAATTCTTGATACTTATCAATGCCATAAGTTCTTTGATATTTATATATTTTACTAGTATTCATAATTGTTTTTTTAAGAAATTTAGTATTATTTTTCGTATAATGTCAAAAATTTAACGTTTTGTTTTATTTAACTCATATCCACAAACCTTACAATATTTATTAAATTTAAGGTTTGGTGTGTTACATTTCTTGCAACATTTTACTACTCCACCTTCAAAGTGTACTCCCTGTATCATAACCTACCTCTTTACTATAATATTCATAACATGAGTCGCAGTATATATCAAGCCCATCTATTCCATCCAGGTCAGACATAGTTCCATACTCCTCAGATTTACCACAGCCATAACAGATGTCATAGCCTACGTTATCTTTAAAAACATTATCCATGATCTACCTCCTTTCTTATAAAGTCATCGTTTACCTTGTGAATATTATCATCTGATTTAAGTTTTAAATTAAATGATTCACAAGCATTATCTAATGTAGCCCAATTAATACCATATTCACAATCATGGTCTTCTTCAACTAGTTTTAAAACCTTCATACCTTCTTCGTCAGTACATTCATATCCCAAAAACCTGATGTCATCAACACACCAAGTAATATCTATTTGGTTTTTCTTATTTTCTTCCTCAACTACAAGTAAGTCTACTTGTTTTTGTATGTGTTCTAAATCCTTGATAGTTATTTTTGTTGGCTCGTCCAACATACAAGCAATAGATATATCTAATTCTCTAATTGCATTATTCATCTGTATACTCCTTTCTTAAATTTGGGGCGACCACATAATCTACCCTTTGTCTATAGTATCTCCAATTAGGATAATCCTTTTTACTAATTGTCATGATTGCCTCATGATCTTTAAATATTACTATGTCATCATTTGGCATGAGACATATCTCTTTGTTATATATAGTTTCCATATTATTTAATTGTTCTTTTAATTGAGTTTGCATTTCTTTCCAGGAACGCATCAAGTTCTTTGATGTCTTCCTTTAACTTCGTTAAGTATTCTACACTTTCCGAATTAAATCCTTGTCTAGCAACGCTATCAAGAATATTTCTTTTTAAAAAATCTACCATTTCCATATTATTTAGTTTTCGTTATACTTATCTCGTGCATCTTCTAAGCACTTTTCTTCTATGTAATTTGTATTAACATAATCAAAATAAAATTCTGTTATATCAACACCATTTTCCATATCAAATAATTCTACCTTTTCTATTTCTACTTTTTCAGAAGGTGGCTGATGATAATCTCCACTTTCATAATAATAGTCATAGTCTATGTATAGAGTATAGTTAATATCTGCTATTTCTGTTCTTCCTTTCATTTATTTAATTTGATCAATTTCAGTTATTGCATCCCAAACATCCTTTTTGTTTCCTTTCAATGCGTTATCTACAAGCCACATAATTTCATCTCTTTGTTCTGAGTATGATGCGTCTATTATAAATTCTACATATTTTTCAACAGGCGATAGCCTTCTTTGTACTCTTGGTTTTAATTTGTATTTCATAGTTTTATTTAATATCATAAAATTTAAAACGATTTAACTTTACTTTTTTATTTTCTACCAATTTTAAATTTCCAATTTTTATTATTTTGTTTTTACTTTTTGTTTTTAAATTTTTCATAGTTTTAGTGTTTATTTAATTAAAAGTATAATTTCTATCGTATTCCGTTAGTGTTGGTGTGCATGGTAAATCTTTCATACTTGTTGCCAATGCCCCACCATCATTGTATCCATCATCACTACATGGATACATCCAAAACCTTTTGCCATTTGATTTTTCCATCAATAGACATACAGGAATTTTATACCACATAGAATTTTCAACTTCTTTTTTTGACATATACTCTACTTTAATAATTTTTGCACCCACAAGTTTTTTACTTATAAGGTTTGTCCAATAGTTTTCCAAACCACCTTCCTTTTTTACTTTTGTTTTAAAATTTTCCATAGTTTTTAATTTTCTAATTGCCATTTTCCACATTCCTCACATACTGCGTCTCCCACGTATTGATGGAACACTACCCATTCGCTATCACAATATTTACAATGTAGTGGCTCAAGGTTGTATCCCTTTTCAATTACGTCTTTGATAAAGTATTTCTTCATCTTCTTGTTTTATTTATTTCCTTATGTATTTTTTTACTGGAATGTCCATATCTATTTGAACACATACAGGATGTCAAACACATAATTAATATTATTGATATTATTTTTTTCATGTTATTCGTTTTTATCTGCATACTCACAAGCCTGGTCATAAAGGTTGTGATCTGCGTTTTCTATATAATCTACAAACAAGTCGTACCACCTTAACACTTGTTTTTCCATTCCTTTTTTTATTTTCATAGTTTTCATTATTTAATTTAAAAAAAGTGCTGAGAGGGATGGAGTATTGCCACCTCTCATGAGAAATTAGTACCATTATTTCAATACTCGCCTATTTCTACACAGACCTAGCCAATCTTGTCATTCGCAATTCATACAAGTAGAGGCTAGAACGCTTTGGGCTTAAGTGCCTATTTATACTCGCCCAAACGAGTGCATAAAGACAACGAAGACTATCCCTAAACTAAACAAAAAGAATAATCTTGTTGTCCTGTGTCTTGTTATCCCATCATAAACCTTTTGATAAAGTATGTATGATATTATTGTGTAAAATGCTATTGCACTAAAGACTCCTACGCAAAGTCCTAAGAACATAAAGCCGTCAATTATTAGATCTAAAATTTCCATAGTTTAAATATTAAAGTAAAATTTTCCGTTAGTTTTAATTAAGTCCTGGACAAACAAATCTTTTTTATTTGCTTTATCTGAATACAAGCAACAGGAAAGTTTGAAAAGACTATTAAATCTTTTCATGTCTACAATCATGTTTAAGTTTTGCAAAATCCAATTTGATAAAGAGATTGATAAGTCAATTTCTTTTACAGGAACACATAAAAAATCTTGTCCCTCATCGTATGTTATTATAATTTCTAGTTTTTCCATATTATGTTATTTTATATATTTCGTTTATTGCTCCCTCTTTAGTTTTAAACCAGTCTCCTACATGGTCGTTATTAATTCCAACTAAACGATAAAGAGGTTTATTGTTGTAGTGGTCTAATCCCTCAAATACCTTGTATTCGAGAGATTTTGATGTATCAATTATTTTTATCATAGTTTTTGATTTTTGGGGCGACCTTATTAACGTCTATGTGCATAGCACCAAAACTTAAATACATTCCTGTCGTGTCCTCAAAGAAAGGCATTAACTGGTCAAAATATACATCGTTATATTCTCTGACTATTTTTCTGTCAAATCCTCTGATATTGTAAAAGGTAACATCATATAAGTCTTTACCATTTAATACAATAGTTATTGCGTTTACTCGTCTTAGTCTGTTTTTAATTCTAAAAGTTACGCCATTATCAACAGTCATAAAATTATATGCTCCTGTCATCATCTTCAACTTAGCAACTCCACCAAGTTGATTTAATATAGTTATTGCTAACTCTTGTTTTTGTGTTGTGTTCATAGTTTAAATATTTAGTTTAAATTGTCTAAGACCTAGACTAATTTGTCTAGGTTTCTGATATTAAATCGTCGTCAGTTAGACTTTGGCGTTTCTAGTTTGTTTGTCCTGGTGTCAAATATTTTTTCCGTGTTTGACATTTTTATTTTCTGTCCTGTTTTATAATCGTAACTATAAGAGGGTGCAGAAATAAAATATTCATACTCATTTAACTTAGCCACTTTAAAATCTCTCATCCTTTGACCAAAAAATTTCAATGTATCACGGCTGAAAAAATATGGTGCAGTTTTTAGAGTTCGTCTTTTGATTTCGTATATGTCCATAATTACTTTATTAAAATTCTGTTCCATGTTATTTCTCTTTCTTCTATTGCTAACTCGATGTCATAATCATTTATAGAAAGGTCTTTTAATTTTTTCCTGTGTTTTTCTAATATTTGTACATGAGCCATATTAGAACATAAATTTAATTGAGCATGAGCAATTAATTCGTCTTTGCCTGTATTTTCAAAATCTAGAAATACCTCACAATTTTTGCTCTCGTCATCAATTCGACTTCCAAAGTATACTGATAAATTATTTTTTAAAATCATGATTATCTAATTAAAGTTAAATTAAGTTCTTCAGCAACATAATTAATATGCTTTGACGTGGTTGG